TCCAAGACGAGTTGGAGGCGGCGTCATGATTCGCGAGCTGATAGGTCTCGCAGACGCGAGACGGCGAATCCGACAGCTCGAGTTCGCTCTACGTGTCGCAGACACGAGAGCGGAACGTCTCGTCGACGAGGCGCACCGAGCCGCGCTCGACCACGAGGCGGCGCTGGGCAAGCTCGAACGCGCGCTCGACGACGCAGAGAAGAACGCGCGCGAGCAACACGGGCGCGCGGTCGCGATGATCGAAAGCGCCGAGCGGTCGGAGGCCGTGCTCGACTCGGTCCTCGATGCGTTATCGCAGGCGTTCAACATCGATCGCGACCTGTCGCCACGGGAGATCGCGGCACGGGCCATCGAAGAGGCTGATCGTGCTGATCGTGCAGTCGGCGACTTGCGCGACGAGATTGCCGAGGCGTGCGAGATGATCGGGGCAGGTGGCGACGGGACGCTCAAGGGTCGCGTCGAGACGTTGTTGGCCGAGCGACACAATCTGCACCAAGCGGTTCAGGACGTCGCTCGGATCATAGGGGAGCCAGGACACACCGAAGACACCATCGTGGAGGCGGTCCGCAACCGGGTCCGCAACCGTCTGTCGTGGTGCGGCGACAAGGCCAAGCCCGCGCTCAAGCTCACAGCGCCGGTCTGCCAGGCCGAGGGGTGCGTCCGCGCGGCACCGCACACCATGAGGGTCGGAATCGCCGACGCGTTGAACGACCTCGCGTCGGCGCCGCTGTTCTTCGGTGACGTGCATCTCTGCCACGCGCACAAGGACGAACTGCTCGGCCAGACCATCGGGACGAGCGAGAGGGCGGCGCTCGATGCGATGCGTTCGCGAGATGACGGGGAGGACGAATGATAAGGGCGTGGTCGTGCGAATCATGTAGGTTCTGGGTGCCGCTCGGTGACGGTCACGTCGGCATCTGTCGAGGGGGACCACCAACGGCCATGACCGACACCTCGTCCCTACCATCGGGACACACCGACGAGGTCGGCCCCGCTCGATGGCCCGTGACGAAGTTCGACGACTATTGCGCCGTTCAGCGACCGGGGATCGGCGAGGGGCGCAAGATGAAAGAGGGCGGGTGATGGCTGGGCGTAAGAGACGGAAGCGCGGCGAGCCCAAGGTCAAGCCGAAAGAACGACGCGTCGCCGTGTGCCGCATCAAGTGTCGGTGCTGCGGCTTCGTGTCGAGCCCCCTCGCTCTGACCGGCGCCCTCTACACCTGCGCTCTGTGCGGTGCGTCTCTCTTCACCTACGAGGGACCGGGCATCGAGTCCCTTGACGAGATCGCCGTGCTCATGGGCGTCCAACCAAGAGACTGCAACCTCTCACAAGAATCCGACACCGACGAAGGTTGACCCCTTTCGCCAACCCTGCCACGCTTGGAATCCCACACCTGTCAGCGGGGCGGCCTCGCGTCGTCAACCCTCGCGTCACGAGGCCGTCCCGCACCCCTGTTCCATCGGAATCGTCTGGTTCGTCGCCTGGTGCGTCGGATCGTCCAGGTCGTATCAGACATTGTCCGAGCCCGCCCCTCGCACCAGGCGCGAACCTGGCGCGACCACGCCCTGTTCCTGGGGTACACCAACAACCCCTTTTGCTCGCGGACACCTCGACGTGGTATCGTCATGACGTAGTACATAGGTCAGGCGAGGTCAGGCAAGGTGCCGAAAAAGAACACATCCGTGAACCCAATCCGGACGCCCAAGGCGGGCCGGGCCAAAGCGAACCGTAACAAACCCAAAGGAAAACGAGGGGGTCCGAACTCTATCCCGCAGGCCGAGGTGTACCGCAGACTCGAGGTTATCGAGGCCGCGATGCAGGACGGCATCTTCACCACCAACGGGCTCATTGAGCACCTGGTCGCCGAGGGCTTCCCTCGTGTCGCGGCTCGCACGATGCGGACCTATGTGAAGAGGGTCCGCGAGCAGTGGGCGAAGGAGCGCATCGAGGACCGGGCCATTCTGCGAGACGAGGCGAGTCAGCGGCTCCGCAAGTACCTCACGAAGCTCTTTCGGGGCGTCAACGGGCAGACGCCCAACCATTCCGACGTCGTCAACGTGCTGCGCGAGCTGCACAAGGTCGAAGGTGTGTACGCGCCAGAGCGGCACGACGTAACGGTCCATCACGAGATGGACAAGTGGTCGGACGCAGAGCTGGAGCGTTTCATCAAGACGGGGGAGGAGCCGGTGCGCGACGATGCCGAAGGGCGCACCATCCACTGACGCTCGGCGCGAAGCTGCACGGGTCAATGCCGCGCGTCGTCGAGAGCGTAAGCAACGGTGGGCCGAGGGGCCGAAGGGCAACAAGCGCGACCACCTGTTGAAGCGCGCCAAGGCGAGGTTCACGTCCGAGGTGCGGCAGGCCCGCGAAGATCCAAACCGGTTCGTCGAGTTCTGCTTCCACGACTCGGAGACCGGCGCTCGCCTGCGGCAGGCCGATATCCACCGGGAGCTACAGGCCGCGATGGCGAGCGGCGAGGACTGTGTCAACGAGTTCCCCCGCGACCACGGCAAGACGACACAACTCGAGGCGCACGCGATCTGGCGGCTCGGCAACAATCCGAACATGCGGATCAAGATCGTCTGTGCGTCGGACAGCAAGGCGATCGAGCGTCTCTTCGCGATCACCCAACACCTCGAACAGAACGATCGCGTCCAGGCCGTGTTCCCGTGGTTGAAGCCGGCGCGCCGGGGCGACTGGACCAAACACAAGATCGTCGTCGACCGCTCATATATCTCGCGCGACGCTTCAATCGAGGCGCTCGGCGTCCTGTCGACTGCGACGGGCGGTCGTGCCGACCTCCTGCTCGCCGACGACGTGGTGGACCGGCGCAACGCGCTGGAGCTGCCGAAGCTCCGCGAGACGGTAAAGACGGCGTGGGATGCCGACTGGTCGAACCTGCTCGAACCGAACGCCCAGTCGATTTACAACGCGACGCCGTGGCACGTTGCGGACCTTACCCATAAGATCCGCGCGAACCCGACCTACCGACACCTCCGATACGCCGTCGGTGAACAGGGCGACCACTTCGCCCCGATCTGGTCCGAGAAGTGGCCGCGCGAAGCCCTCGAACGTCGACGCATGAAGATCGGCCAGCTCGAGTACGACAGGGGGTTCAGGCTCATCGCGCTGTCGGGCGACATCACCGTGATCAACTCGGATTGGATCGGGTACTGGGTCAAGCCGCCAGACCTCGCGTCGTTGCGCGTCTTTGCCGCGTTCGATGTCTCGTCGGGCACGTCGAAGGACTACTTCGCGTGCGTCGTCGTCGGCGTCGACCCAGCGACGGCGACTGTGTACGTCCTCGAATCATGGCATGCGAAGCTGACGTTCCTCGCCCGCGCCGAGGCCATCGAATCGGTGGCGCGTCGGTGGATGCCGCAGATGATCGGGCTCGAGCAGGAGAACATGAAGTCGCTCTCTCAGTACCTCGACGCGACGACTCTGCTCTCCGTCTTGCCGATGCGACCCCACCTCGCCAAGTCGATTCGCCTCATGAACATCACGCCGCTCATGGAGCGCGGGCAGGTCGTGTTCAACCCGACGCTCGAACCAGGTCGCCTTTACAACCCCGACGAGCACGGCGACCTCATCGGCGAGCTGACCGAGTTCCCGCTGTCGGCGAACGACGACATGGTCGACGCCTATGTGTACGCGCTGAATCTAGCCCAGGCGTTCGGCGGTGACGACGACGGACCGGGGGTCGACGTCGACGTGTCGGTCATCGGTGACACGAGAGAACGGCAGAGCCTTATACCTGACAGCGAGCAGGGAGGGAACGGTGTGTCGTTCGGTCGCCTTGACCGCGAGTGGTTGCGCGCGGCATAGTCGACGGGTCAGTTTCCCATGAACCCAGGAGGTGAACAGTGGCGCTCTCTTCGATTCCGGTCAGTCACTTCGACGGCCATCGCAATCTGACCCAGGCTCAGGAGGCCGAGGGCGGGCCGACGCTCGCGGCGTTCCTGCGCGAGGTCAAGACCCTGCTCGACGCGGGCACGCTCGCGCCGACGCTGACGCCCGGTGCCGAAGTCGCCGACGTGATCCCCGTCGCAGTCGCGGGCCTCGCCGCTGCGCGTCAGTACCTCGCCGAGGCACTCGACGACACCACGATGGAGGTCAGCACCGCCGCGTTCACGATCGCCGAGACGGGCGACGGGGCCGAGGTGAGCCCGACCGCTCGCGGCCGTCTCGTCTTCACCACGAGCGCAGCGGGCGCGGCCGAGCTGTCGGTGACTGACGTCGCGGGCGCCTCGGGCAAGACCGTGTACCTCGTCGTCCGTCCGCTGCACGACTCCGCGGACGACCTGTCGCTTGCCGCTCCCGCGGTCGTCGCGATCACCTTCGACTGATCAGAGTCTCGTTCAGGCAGGTTCGAGCTTGCCCGACTCTTGACCGAGCCGACCGCCGAGCCACGGTACGGACAACTCGGTCACGGTCTCATGGTCGACAGACGGTCGGACATGAGGGCATGATACCACCCGGAGGTCAGGCACGATGGAAGGCAAGGCAATGGACGTTTCGCTGCTCTCATTCGAGCGGCTGGGCGTGTTCGCAGATTGGAAACTACCCACCGACGAGGAGCTCCGGTTCGTGGCGGAGGACCTCAAGTTCAACGACATCATTATCGGAGTGACGCGAAAGAAGAACACGGCGTGGGAGCCGACGTACTCCGCGAACCGCATCGAGGAACGGGTCGCGGCGTGCCGGGACGCGGGGCTCGAACCCGTGGTCATGCCGTGGGCCGTTCGCAACGGTGCGTCGATTCGCGATATGTGCGCGGTGATGCGAACCGTCACGAACCCGACCGTGGCGATCCTGCTCGACGCCGAGGAGAACTGGTATCGCTCGCACGGTGTCAATCCCGAAGACGCGGCCGACCTCGTCGACGACTACCTGAAGGACCGAACCTGGGGCTGTTCGAGCATCGGCAAGGCGCCGAGCGCCGTCCACCCACTGGCTCGTCGCGCGAAGTTCAACGTGCCGCAGTGTTACTCGTTCTGGAAGCCGACGAAGGACGCGCACTGGTCGCACAAGCGGTCGACGTTCCCTGGCCCGCAGCAGGACGTCGGGTTCAAGACGTGGCACGACCTCAATCCCGATGCCGACCTCATCATGGGCAACGGGTGTTACTGGGCCGCCCGGCCCGCGTCGGGACAGACGCCCGCGCTCGGCGCGCGCCATGTGATGCGGTTCGCTTTCATTGAGACGCTGGCGCTCGGCGTGACCTCGTCGTGGATCTGGTCGCTGAAGTGGATGCTGGAGAAGGGCGCACGGGGCGACGAGGTGCGCGCGTTCTTCGGGGTCACGCCGTGACCGAGATCGAAGAACAGGAGGAACGCGTCGAGCATCTTCGGCAGGCCGTCATCGACCACGCGCGATGGTGGCGAGACCACCCGGGCGCACCGGGTCAGAAGCTCGTCGATGCGCTGTACGACCTCGACGAAGCCGAGAGGAAGCTCGGCGCGATGCGACATCGAGAAGAACGACGGGCGAGGCGTGCATCATGACGAAAGAGCGAGACGATCTCAGGCCGCGAGGCAAGGTCGAAGTCGAGTGTCAGCATCCGGGGTGTGGCTGGAGTTTCTGGCTTGACCCGCTCGATCCTCGATTGCCCGATGGTCCGTTCCTGTGCGACGAGCACGACGGCAGCGGCGACCACTTACGCGAGATGCCGAAGGCCGAGCCGTGGACGAACTGACACCGCGCGCCCGACATCTTGTCCAGCTTCTCGCCGAGGAACTGGACCGCACCGGGCTGGCGTGGGCTGCGATGATGCTCGGCGACGGCTTGGAAGGTCCGAAGGCTTGGGACTGGCGCGTCGACTTCGTAACGACGGATGGCGCTGACGTGTCGTTCAGATCGAACGCGGGGACGAACATGGCAGACGTCGTTCCGATCAACCGGGTGAGGTAGCCGTGAAGTCGAACCCGGAGCTGGCGACGCAGTTGCGCGCCATTGCCGAGACGCTCGTCAACTGGGGCGATGACGAGGACTGGCGGGTGTACGTCGCGGGCGAGTTGCGGGCGCTTGCAGACGAGACGGACGGGCCGTGCGAGATCGTCTGCACGATGGACGCGGGCGACGCGTTGCGCGCTGCCGAGCGCCCGTACCTTCGGCTGGTTCGGTGACGACGTGCCGCCCCTCGTGCTAGTCTGGCTCTCGTCATGGCTTGGGAACCCTGGTTCAGATCCGAGGAGGTTCGTGATGGCCGAGCAGGCGACGAAGCAAGAGGGTCCGTTCTGGACGAGTCGGAAGTTCTGGTATGCGGTACTGGCTGTCGGTGCGTTCCTCGCGCTGGCGCTGACGGGGACGATGCAGTTCACGAGCGGCGAAGCGATCACGGTGATCCTCTCGATGCTCGGCATCAATGTCGGTGCTCACACGACAACGGACGTAGCGGCGATCGTCGGTAAGTTCTTCGGGCGAACGGAACAGCCGAGCGAGCCCGAGCCCGAGCCCGAAGACGAGACGAACGAAGACGGAGGTGTGGCGTGACGTATCGAGAGCGGGACGGGTTCTTCGTCGGCGGGTTCATTCTCGCCATGGCATTCATTCTGACCGCGGGCTTCGCAGCGGTGGGCACGGGGTGCGGTGCGCCGCCCGTCGAGCGCAGCCAAACGGTCCTCATCGAGACGGCGCAGGCGTTGTCGCACGTCGACCACGCGGCGGCGAAGGCCGCGCGACAGGTGCGCGACGGTGCGCTCGAACGGGTACGAGAGCGAGCCGCGAGCGAGTGCCCGTCGCTCGTACCGGGCGAAGGCGAGACCACAGACCAGGCGGCGGAACGACGACAGGACTGCTTCGCCGAACTGTTGCGCGACGAGATGAGCGGCTGGTTCGATCTGCTCGACGCTCTGTCATCGGCCCATGACTTCCTCGAGGTGTGGGAGGCTGCGAACGACGGGTGGCGTTCGTCGGGTGAGCAACCGCCAGACTGGGACGCGCGCATCTGTCGACCTCTACGAGAGACGGTCGAGGCCGTCATCGGACTCTTGGAGGCGGTCGAAATCGAAGTGCCCGAGCCGTGGCGCGCGATCCTTCTGCGCGCTGACGTGGTCTGTTCGATCAGTGTCCAACTCGCGACGAGAGGTGAGTCATGAGCAAGGGCAAGAAGCTGAGCCGCGAGGTGCTCGATATGCTGCTCGACATCGGTTCCGGTGTTGCGCGGCAGGTGTTCGACGCCGTCTCACGAGGCGACGTCGACGAGGTGCGCAGACTGGCCGAGACGTGGCCCGAACCGCTCGCGCTCAAGGCCGAGCTGCTCGCGGCCGAGGCCGAGGCGCGACGCATCGCACTGGAGGGGTGAACCATGTCGACGTACTCGAACCGCGTAACCGTGCCCGCGGCATGGGGAAACGGCTGGGACTGTGGATTCGTGCCGCGCGGCTGGCGCGTTCGTCTGACCACTGCGGGAGACGGGCCGATCGAGGTCAGCTTCGACGGCAAGGAGACCACGCCGACCATCTCTGCCCGTGTCGGACCGTCGACGGCGACACTGCCTGACGCGGGCACGGTCGAGACGTCTGGACGGTCGAGGATCTTTCTGCAGTCGGCGGCGGGCGGGGAGACCGTAGACATCGAGGCATGGAGCTAATGTCGGCTACCGACGACATGACCGCGCCGCTCGATGCGGCGGGTGAAGACGATTCGGTCAAGGCCGACGTCGTCCCGTTGCCCGTGGCGATCAGGAAGAAACTGTTGGGCGCAGGCGACGAGAACGCCGACGTCCAACGATCGAACCTGCTCGACATGGCCGAGTCGATGTCGACGGTCTTCAACCGTGCCGGCGCTCTCGAACCTCCGCTCGACCCCCTGTCGTTGACCCGCCTCGTCGGTATGTCGCCGACGTTGCGACCACTCATCGACGCCATGGCCGTCAACGTCCACGGCTTCGGCTACTGGTTCGAGCCCGTCATCGATCTCGACGCGTCGGATGCTGCCGATCGTGTTCGTGCTGCGATGCTTCTCGAACGCGAGTACGAGGCCGAACGAACGACGAACGAAGGCGAAGAGACGAGCGACATCAACGAACCGACCGACGACGAGGTCAAACAGCGGATCGAGTCGTTGCGCACGCAGGCGCGGCGCGAGAAAGCGCGCCTCGACGCGTTCTTCCGCAACGCATCGCGGACCGTTTCCTTCTCTCGCCTTTCTCGCAAGATGCAAGGCGACAAGGAGGGGACGGGCTGGGGCGTCTGGGAGGCTCGCAGGGACCGCAACGGCAACGTGGTGCGGCTGACCCATGCGCCGTCGTGGACGTTTCGCGCGTTGAAGCTCGGCAAGCCCGTCAAGACGAAGTGTCGGGTAAGGGCGACGGACATCTCGTTTCGAGAGGTCGAGGAGAACGTCGGATTCCGAAGGTACGTCCAGGTCTACGAGTCGCGTCGCCGGTACTTCAAGGAGTTCGGCGACCGGCGGGTCATGTCGTCGGAGACCGGGAAGTACTACGAGGACGAAAAGACGCTGGCGAGAGAAGAGAAAGGCTCGATGCCGGCGACCGAGGTGGTCTGGTTCAACCTCGATTCGTCCGAGTCGGACGTGTACGGCACGATCCGCTGGTCGGGCTGCGTCCCTGGTGTCATCGGCTCGCGCGAGCAGGCCGAGGTCAACCTTCTTTTCTTCCGGTCGAAGGCGATCCCGCCGATGGTGATCATGGTCTCGGGAGGGAAGCTCGCTGCGGGGACTCGAGAGAAACTCGAGTCAATGCTCCTCCACGAGATCCGTGGCGTCGAGAACTTCCACAAGGTGATCGTCATCCAGGCCGAGTCCACGGGCTCGGCTGGCGCGGCGGGGCTCCCGTCACAGGACAAGGTCAAGATCGAACTGAAGCCGCTCACCGATGCGATCTTCAAGGACGCGTTGTGGCAGGGCTACGCCAAGGAGAACCGCAACGAGCTGGGACAGTCGTTCCGAATTCCGCCGATGTTGCGCGGCGACACCGAGAGCTTGAACAGGGCCACGGCGAAGATCGCGCGAGACGCGACAGAGCAGTTGGTCTTTGCGCCCGAGCGGCGCGATTTCGAGTTCGACATCGACCGCACGCTGTTGACCGACATGGGCGTCATGCTCTGGCGGTTTCGTCTGAACGCGCCGGAATCGGTCGACAACGAGACGTTGGTTGAGTTCGTGACGAAGCTGCTGGAAGGCATCATGTCGCCGAACGAGGCGCGTCGCCGCATGTCGACCGTGCTCGGGATCGAGATGCCGCCGTTTGATGCGCCGTGGGCTCGAATGCCGCTCAAGTACGCCCTGGCCGGGTTGGAGCCCGAGCCGCTGCCCGAAGACGTCGAAACCGACGACAGGTCCGACGAAGGGTCGGACGACGAAGAGAAGGCAGCCGACGTCGTCAAGATCACCCTGCCTCAAGCCGAGTTCGACTCACTGTTCGAGACCGAAGCGCGGTGACGCCGTGAACGTCTCGCGCGTCGGACGATGCGAGTGGTTCCGTCCCGAGGGGCGGCAGATGTTCACGCTTGCGCCGTTTCGCATCGTGGGCGGCGACATCGAAGACGCGACATCGGGCGGCTCCCATCGGCTACGGAAAGGTGGCTCGTCGCAGTGGTTGTGCGTCGCAGTGTTCGACGGCGCAGCACGGGTCGTGCGTCATCGCGGTTCGGCAGAGAGCGCGGGAGCACGAGCGGTCGGTCTCGCGAAGACGACGGGCGACCCCGTCATCGTTGCTCGCCAGGTCGGCATGACGGCTCACGATCTTCCGGTGTTCGAGGCCGTGGGTCGGGTCGCGACGTTGAAGGCCGACCCGTTGACGCCCGAGGCGTTCGAGTCGTGGGCCGAGTCGATGGCCGGGAACATTCTGCGCGTATCTCGTGCCGACCTCGCGGCGATGGGCACCGAGGCGCTCGAACACCTCGCGATCGACTTTCGAGGCGTGACGCCGCAACAGCTCGACCGCGCGCTGCTCGGCTACCGCACGACGATCGCCGGCCCGCCAGGTCGCATGATGGACCTCCAACGTGTCGAGATCGATCGCACGTTGCGCCGTGTCGTCAGCTCGACGGGAGAGCGAGTCTCTCGGTTGCCACAGTTGCGGCAGGCGCTCGGGACGGGGTTTCAGCTTCAAGACCGCCGCGTCGCCGACCTCCTCTCGCGCCATCATTCGTTCTTCGTGCGCAACGAGTACGGCGCGGTCTCTCAGTCGCTCAGCGCGCAGGCGCGGTCGATCATCGCGGCTGGCGTCGAACGCGGCGCGGGGCGTCGCGAGATCGCGAACGACCTCGAACGGCTGACCACGGGCGGGCTGAGAATGCGCGGCTACTACGAGACGGTGGCGGCGAACAGTGTCGCGCGTGCTCGGTCGTATTCGATGGGCGCGAGCTATCGCGCAGCGGGGATCGAGTTCTTTCGCATCGAGGCAGTGCTCGATGACCGCACCACGCACCAGTGCGAGTTCCTGCACCAGAAGATCCTGCCGGTAGGGCCGAGTATGCAGGCGTTCGAGCGTTCACTCGCCGACCCGAATCCCGAAGGCGTGATGGTTCACCAGCCGTTCATCCGTGACGATGGCGACCGCCTCACCGTGCCTCGCCTCGACGGCTTGCTCGCGACGGTCGCGCGCATTGACCAGCGATCTTCTGGCGCGGCGCCTGGTCGCAACATCACGTCGAGCTTCAGCCGCGGAATGAGCGCGTCTGATCTCGTGTCTGCGGCGATCGGCCTGCCCCCGTATCACCACCGCTGCCGAACGACGACGACGCCCGCATAAAAGAGACCCCGCGAGGTGGCGAGCCATCGCGGGGTCAAGGGTGTCCTGACGGAGGACCCGTCGAGGATATCCCGTCACGGCGAGCGCGGTCAACGAGATCCCGTCGAAGTGTGCGGAATCCGCATTTCGCCAGAATGGCGCCTGGTGCGCGGAACGGACGAGGGGAATAGCAATGTGCGTCGGTATCTTCGACGCGTTCCAGACGCAACCTCGTCGCAGCAATCATGCAATCCGAAACGGTCAATGAATAACGCGGGATTCGTCGATGCGCGTGTTCCGCGTCGTTCTGGTGTGCGTCTCGTGTGACCGTGTCGTCGGCTTCGTCAGCGTGACGCACGAGGCACGACACGTCATGCGGCGTCTGTCGGTGTGCGCGTCGTCATCTCGTGTCGCACACCGACGCTCATGTCGTGCGGTGCGTGCGGCTGTCTGTCGGTGGGCGCGGGGACACATGGTGTGCGAGGTGTGCGCAGATGGGCGTCGGTGTGCGCGACGCTGCGACATTGTTTCGAGGTGTGCGAGGTGTGCGCAGCTGGGCGTTCGAGAGATACACGATCACACGGTGTGCGCAGTGTGCGAGGGTGGGCGCGCCGTCGTTACGCCGTCGCACGTTGCACACGATGTCGCAGCATGTGTTGACGGAACGCATCTCTGCGCCCATGGACAGACACGTCTCGGACCACACGTTTTCGACGCGTTTCGTGGGTGCCGAACTGGCGATTGGCTCGGCCAGTGGTTGACGGCGTGTTTCCAATGTGCATTCGGCACGAGAAAACACGATGTTTCGTCGACGCTCGGTGACAGAGGAGGTGTCCGGTTTTTCGTGACGCGCTGCGTAGCGTGACAACGAGGACCCGCACTTTACGCGCTGCGTCACCGTGTTTCCGCGATCCCCAGGTGTGCGCAAAAGATTACACGTCGCCATTTGCGCCAGGATCGATTCTGGTGCGCGGAAGGGACCCAGTGTGCCCTCGTATTCCAGGCAGGTTTCCGAAGAACCAGCGCGGGTTGAAAAACCCGGTCAATGACTGGTGCGGTTTCGTGTGAACGGGATGCAGGATATCAAGCAATGGCTTGACGGATCTGGAGTCCTGCGAAAGCCTTTGTTTCATCGAGCCAAACACGAAACCGCACCAGTCATTGACGGAATGGGAGTCGGCGGCTCTCTGGCTGTACGGCGGCCGGTCATGACGTGTGCAGGAATGAACGGCGGTTCATTGTGCCGAGCGACGCGGCGATCCGTCGCCGGCACGCGTCTGGAAGCGTCGGTCGGTGCTTGCCAACGCGGCGCGCTTTCGCCTAGGATGCGAGTGGAGAGACCATGTCGGCGACGTCGAGCAACATGAGCACCGAGACCCTCACAGCGATCACCAACGTGATCGAAGCGAGCTTCGATTCGCGCCCGATGCCCAGCGGGAACATCACGAGGCGCGAGGTGCTGAGACGTGTCGAGCTGGCGAAGGACGTCTATCTGACTCTCGTGAACGAGAGCGGCTGGACGGGACAACGCGCGCTCGACCATCTCCCGGCGTTCCTGGTTCGCGGCCTGGACGGGCTCGAACCGATACCCGATTGGGCAAAGATCATGATTGGCGCCGACGGCAGCGCCATGTGGGGTGCCGAAGCGGCGGGCAGGGTCGAGAGAGAACGACGACTCTCGGCGCTGTCGCGATCGGGCGAATCGTCGCCCATCATCATCCCGGGAAGGGGCGAGCAATGAGCCTGGACCGAATCGACGAGATGTTCAGCGACGCAGAAAAGACCGAGACGGTCGACGTGCCCGAGGCGCTCGGCCTCGTGTCGTCGACGTTGGCGAAGGCCGCGACCGATGACGGGCTGACCGACGACGAGGTGCGGGGTCTGTTCGCTCGCGCCTACCACATCACCAAGGCTCTGTCCGACTGGGCCGAGAGCGATGCTGAATACGAGACGGTGGACGTGCCGGCGGGCCTGCTCGAGCAGGCCCGAAGCGACGCACCGGGCGCCGCCTCCATGCCGGTGTCGAAGTCGATGGACGCGATCAAGGGGCGTCTGTCGGGCGACGTGTCCGACCGTGAGTCCACGGCGAAAGCCGACGACGTGGCGTGGGGTCACGACCTCAATGCCGACAACGAGGACGACCGCGTCGACTGGGGTCCCGACCCCGCTGGCCTGTAGCACCACGACCACAGCGCGCCCGTCGCACCACGAGCGCCTCGATAGACGCCGCGCTTCAAGAGAGAGACGAGGCGCGGGAGGTTCGTCGTGGTCGCATCGAAAGAGAACGGGCTGTCCTTCCATCGTTACGTCGAGTTCAACGCGCCAGGCAACGCGCTGGACGACAAGGACCGCATCCTCGTCGCCCTTCGTGAGGCCGCGGGCATCTTGAAGTCGCAGGTTCTCGACGAGTCGGTCCACAAGTTCGAGCCGCAGGGCGTCACGGCGCTTTTGCTCTTGTCGACGTCGCACCTCGCCATCCACACCTGGCCCGAGCACGAGATGGCGCAGCTCGACGTGCTGAGCTGCAACAAGGAGGTCCCGGTCGAGCCCGCGGTCGAACATATCGTCGAGGCTCTCGGCGGCACGGTCACGAAGATCCGGAAGGCGTCTCAGCCGTGGCTCGTCGACGGAGACCTCGACGACGTCTTGAAGGGCTCGGGTGTGAAGCCCAGTGACGAGACGCCGGGCCACCCGTTCTTTCGCACGTTCGGCATCCTGACGCCGTTCGGTGAGTCGATCATGCCCCTGTTCCCCAAGGAGGCGCCGCGCACCTACGCCGAGCTGTTCTGCGGCAACGTCGAGATGCTGTGGTGTCATCCGAAACGTGCTCAGCGCGAGGTCATCAACGATCTGGACAAGGACATCGTGCGGCTCCACCGCATCTGCCAGGGGCTCACCGACGCCGACCTCGCCAAGCTCGCCAAGATGGAATGGCAGAGCAGCGCCGGCATGTTCGACCGTCTCGTGAAGGCGCAGACGCCGAAGGGCGACCTCGAGTTCTTCCACCGTGAACTCTACATTCGTCGGTTCAGCAAGTTCGGTCGCGCGAAGCCGCGCTATGCCGAGTTCTCGTCGGGCGGCACCATGCAGCCGTTCAATCGCATTCGGCGGTGTAGGGCGAGGCTCCAAGGCGTCGAGATCTCGAACCGCGACTACCGCGAGGCGATCAAGCGGTACGACGCGCCCGACACGTTCTGGGAGATCGACCCGCCGTACCCGGAAGAACAGGGGTACTACCCCTTCAAGATGCCGGACCTCGGCGAGCAGGCCGACCACTACCAGCGACTCAAAGGCCAGGCGATGATCATCATCGAAGGCAGCCGCGAGTCGCTGCGTCCACTCATCGAGATGAAGGGTTGGCGAGAGTTCAAGTTCCGCTGGCCCCGCAAGTGGTACCACACCCCGCGCGGTCCGAAAGAGCCGTGGGTCTGGGGATCAATGTTCGTGAACTACGACCCACCGGGAAAGGCGCGGAAGGCGGCGTGGGACGTCGGGCTCACGAAGGCAGACGGGCCGTCGGACGAGACGCCGAAGTGGCCTTGGTTCAAGACGTTCGGGATGCTCGGCAGGTTCGCCGAGAAGATCCTCCCGACGTTCCCCTCCGCCTTCAAGACATACGTGGAGGTGTTCTGCGGCAACGGCGAGATGATCTGGTGCCACAAGCGCAAGGCTGAGACGGAGGTGTTGAACGACCTCGACCCCGACATCGTTCGTCTCCACACGTTCTGCCGTGACGCGACCGACGCGCAGCTCGAAAAGCTCGAACGCGACTTCGACTGGGTCGGACGCGAAACGACGTTCCACAAGATCGTCAAGACGCCCGCACCGACGGGTGAGCTGGCGTGGGTACATCGTCAGCTCTACCTGCGGCGGTTCTCGAAGTGGGGCATCAACCGGCTCGGGCAGTTCTACGAGATCTCCGAGGGGTCGACGATGCGCCCGTTCGATCGCATCCGTCGGTGCCGCGCTCGCACGAAGGGCGTCAAGGTCGAGAACCTCGACTACCGCAAGGTGATCGCGAAGTACGACTCACCGGACACCTTGTTCTTCATTGACCCGCCGTACCCGGAGGAGTCGGGCCTCTACAAGCTGCCGCTGCGAGACGTCGAGGAGCAGGCGAAGGTCTACGAGGGCATCAAGGGCAAGGCCGTCATCGTGATCCAGGGGCGCCACAAGTCGCTCGACCCGCTGCGCGGGATGAAGGGATGGCACGAGACGAACTTCAGGTGGCCGAAAGGCTGGTATGGGCGCCGCACGGACAACCATATCAAGGAGCAGTTCGTCGTCGCTTCGATCTTTACGAACTTCGACCCGAAGGTCGGCAAGGGCGACGATGACCCTGAGTTCGTGTTCGAGATGATCAAGGCGTCGGTGCGCCGCGCGTATGCCGAAGAGGTGTTGCCGGCGGCGTTCGGCGAGACGTCTGACGGCGAACTCGTCGAGGCCGCGTCGAAGCTCGGCGAGGTCTACGACTCGGCCGACGAGGACGACCGGCTCGACGTCGTCAAGATGGCGACGCGGGTCTGGGATGAGATGGACCGACGCGGGCTCGTTGTCGACGACACGACCACGCTGTACCGAGACGCGGTCAAGGCTGGCGACCGCGCGACAGCCGAAACGCGACCTGGTTCGAACGGCGGGGCCGACCCGGTCGGCGTCGACGACATCTTGCCGTCGTTCGAGAAGCCGATCGTGCTGCGTGCGCCCGCCGTGTCGGTCGTCGGCAGTGCGTGTACCCAGTCGAAGACGCGCGGCGACGTCGACGTCTTGTTGCACGGGCCGCTCAGTGACGAGGTGCGCAAGGTCGTCGAGTTCCGCATCGGTCGCGCGTTGCCGCCGTCGTTGTCGAAACGCGTCGAGTTCCACCGAGACGACCTCGGCGGGCCGTTCACCGACCACGTGCCGTTGTACGACCTCGCGCTGGTGCCGAGCGAACGACGTCAGATGGTGAGGATGAGCGCAGAGCTGGTCGCGTCGCTGTTCAAGCAGGACAACCCGACGCTGACATGGCCCGAGAAGACAGGGCCGCGACCCGCTGTCGTACAGGTGCATACGAGGGGGCGAACGGCGCACCTCGACCTCCGCATGAAGGTCAACGGGACACTGATCGGGTGGACGTTGTTTGCGCAGCGACCGGGTGAGGTGCCAGACGTTGACGGCATGGACAAGGCACGGGCGCTCTATCAGGGATATGACGCAGAGCGCGGCAACCGATACCTGAAGCCGATCCTCGCCCCGTCGAAGATGCGCGTGACCCAGAAACAGCGCCAGCCCGCCGAGTGGCTCGACATCGAAGGCGAGGTTTTCGGCGAGGGCGAGATCGGCGCGACGTCTCGGGAGAAGGGCGTCATGGTCGCCGTCGCGCGGCCGATGGTCGAGTGGGGACTCCAACTCCCGCAGTTCCACGAGTACTTCCTGACCGGCGACAAGACGTGGCGCGGCATTCTGTATGTGCGCCTCGCCGTCGAGTCTGGCGACGAGACGGTCTGGACGGCGTGGCTCGGCAAGTCGTACCTGCCCAGCGTCTTGAAGACGCACGCAGTCAAGACGGGCGAGATGCCGCCGCTGGGTCGCTCTGCGATGCCGACGTCGCTCATGGATGCGACGCCGAGCGAGCATCGATTCTGGGAAGCGAAGACAGAGCGCGAAGCGCGCGCGATGCGCGATGCGCTCGTCGGCTCGTCGTTCTTCACCCCGGAGAACGTGCGCCTGGTCGACGGCTCGTTTCGACGCGTCGTGACGAAGCACTACCTGTTCAAGGCAGACGCGAAGCCAGGCGACGATGGCATGGTCGAGTGCTCGATCTCGGTCAAGACATTCAAGAACACGTGGCACGGCTGCGACCCTGGTTGGATCTGCTCGGATGACGGTTGCGCTGGGAAGTGCTGCCAGCCAGGCGGCAAGGGGGCGACGGTTGTTGTCACCGATGACGAGGCGAAGCGTCTGCGGAAAAGAGGCATCGCGATCAAGAACGGCGCCATCGATCTCGGCGACGGTCGGTACTGCCCGTGCCAGGACGAGGACGGTCTGTGCAAACTGCACAAGACCGGCGACAAGCCGTTGACCTGCGTCACCGAGCCTCTGAAGGTTTTGAGCAATGGGACGATCGTGGTGCGCGATCGGTTTTTCCTGTTGAAGTGCTTCAAGGTCGGCGGAATGCCCGGCTACAAGGCATGGGAGGGCGCGTTCAAACGGCTGTTCGGCGATTCGCAGACGAAGAGAATTCAGAAAGAGATCGAAGCAGGGGCCGACAAGGTCACAGCGAAGATGGACGCCAAGCTGTTCGAGACGATGGTCGGACTCGATTCTCGCAGGATCTCGAATAGGGGCGGGGCGTACACGAGACGCGAGAAGAACGACGACGGCGCGTTGGAAGAGACGCTCGCGAAGTCCGCAGACGAGATCCCGATCGTCAAGACCAAGGACGAGCAGTACGTGCTGGGCGTCGTGCTCGAGCCGAACGACGGGCGCGACGGCGCGCCGCTCGACCCCGACACCCAGCGAGACATCTACTCGCGGGACGAGATCCGCCAGTCGGCCCATCGGTTCATGGAGGACTTCCGAAATATCGGGTTCATGCACCGCACGCTGATCAACGGCAAGGTGAAGATCCTCGAATCGTACCTGTCGCCCGTCGAGTTCTGGGTCACCGAAGACGGCACGACCTACTCAGAGAAACCGAAGGGGTCGGAGAAGGTGCAGCATGTTCGCGAAGGAACGTGGCTCCTCGGGCTTCGGATCGCGGACGAGACGCTCTGGGCGAAGGTGAAGGACGGCAAGCTGTCGGGACTCAGTATCGGGGGTTCGGCACGGAGGGTCTCAGCTAGGGGTTGAGAATAGGTCCCGGCTTCGTGGTATGCTGCGTTCGATGTCACTGCAAGGGAAAGAGCGCAATGGCGACCTGGACGGTCTGCACAGGTTGCTCGACATCCTGTCCGATGAGGTCAGCCTCGTAAACCGGGCCGCGAACAAGCGACGCTGGCTGGTGAGAAAGGGAGACGACGACATGGAGACCGAGGTTTTCGAGAACGAGGACGGCACGATGACCACGGGCGGCAGCGAGGACGTCGAGAAGATGGCAATTCCCGAAGCCGTCAAAACGGCCGTGGTGTCAGCCATCGAGGCAGCCCACGGCAAGGCGCTCAAGCTCGCCGCGCGCATCAAGGCCGCGAACGAGGACGAGTCAGTGCAGGGTCTCCCCATGCCGATCGCTGGCGAGTTCAAGGCGTGCGCCACGATGTTGCGCGCGATCAACTCCAAGTACCCATCGGAGAAAAAGAAGGGCGACGACGAGCCCACCGACGAACAGACCGCCGACGGTGCGGACGACGTCGAGAAGGCGGGCGACGACATGGCGCCCGCGACGAAGGCGAAGGCGCTGCAGGCCGCGGAACAGGCCGCGAAGCGACTCGAATCCCTCCTGTCGAAGGTGAAGAACGCGGAGACGGGCGAGGCCGAAGGCCAGCCGATGCTGCCCGCCGACATCACCGGCGAGCTCGAATCGCTCGCGGCCGCATTCGACGGCGCCGCGTCGGCGTACCCCTCGCCCAAAGCGGCGAAGAGCGAAGACGACACCGAGCCGACCGACAGCGACGAAGACGACAGCGACGACGAGACGACCGAGACCGAGAAGGCCGCGGGGACGTTGAAGGAGGCGCACGCGGCGCTCGGCGTGGTCATGGCGAAGATCAAGCCCGGCCAGCCCATCGACGAGGACAGCTACCAGCGGCTCGAACGGCTGCGCGCCATCCTCGACTCGATGCAAAGCGGCGGTGCGCCCGAGAACGACGACGCGGACAAGGCGGGCGTGGCGAAGGCGGGCGCGAAGATGGCGGCGAAGCGTCGCAAGAGGTTCCAGGAGGCGCTCAAGGCGCTCATCGGTCTCTTCAAAGAGATCATGCCCGCGAGCGAACTGGAGAAGATGCCACACCTCATGGTGAAGAAGTCGAGCGACGAGTCGGACGAGCTTCGCGAGAAGCTGGCGAAGACCGAGGCCGACCTCGAGACGGTGCGCTCGCAGCTCGCAGATATGAAGGCTCAGCCCCAGGACTCGCAGGTCGCGACCGACGTTTCGATGGTCGTACAGAACGACGACGACGACGTGTCGTGGCCGCTGGACCTCAACGAGGAGTTTCGAGCGAGGTAGCACCTCGATTCGTTTTTCTGGTAGTGTAGGACCCGGGCGGTCGGATACCGCAAGGCCAGGTCGAGAGAGCAGAAAAGATTCCGCCGGGAAACAAGGCCGGCGCAACAGGAGGCGAACCAAATGATGGAGAACAGGAGTCTGCTGGCGAAGGCCGACCTGGCGCTTTCAGACCTGACGACCGACGGCGGGTTTCTTCAGCCGGCGCAGGCCAAGCAGTTCATGCGGATCATGGTCCGTAAGCCGAAGCTCTCGGGGAAGATCGGGCTGACCCCCCTCGACTCGCCGACCCAGCTCGTCGAAAAGATCCGCTTCGCCGGCCAGGTGCTTCAGCCCGGGACCCCCGGCGTGGCACTGCCCGCGGCGCAGCGGTCGAAGCCCGATCTCGGCAAGGTCCAGTGGGACGCCAAGATGTTCAAGGCCGAGGTGCGGCTGAACAATGCCGTCCTCGAACAGAGCATCGAACGCGGCAACCTCAAGCAGACCATCATGGACACCCTGTCCGAGGCGGTCGGCCGCGACGCGGAAAAGGTGCTCATCCAGGGCGACACCGGTTCCGCAGACCCGCTGCTCTCGCAGCTCAACGGCATCCTCGTCAAGGCGACGACGAACACCGTCAACGGTGGCTCGGCTCGCGTCGACGACGATCTGCTCGACGCCATGCTCCGCCAGCTGCCCAAGGAGTTCGTCTCCGAGATCAGCGAGATGGAGTACATGACCTCGGTCAACGCCCAGCTCGACTACACGAAGTTCCTCTCGGCTCGTGGGACGATGCTCGGCGACAAGATGCACCAGGAGGGCGGGGTCCCGAAGTACCACAAGATCCCCGTCGAGGACTACACCCTGTTCCCGGAGACCGGGTTCTCGGGCGTCGACGAGACGAACGTCTTGCTGTGCCACCCGAAGAACATCGACTACGGCGTATGGAAGAAGGTTCGCATCGACACCGGCAAGGACGTGTCGGCGGGCGTCATGATCATCGTGGTGGAACTCTGGTTCGACGTCCTGTTCGTCGAGGAGACCGCGGTCGTCAAGGCTTACGACGTCCTCAACTCGTAGCCCAGTCGGGCCGCGTAAACGCACCTGAACCAAGGGGCATCGAGAGAAGAGGAGAGGAACCATGGGAACCCCGACAGTCAACAGCGTGACGCCCAGCGTCACCGACGAGAACCGCGGGCAGCCCTCTGCCCGACTGAACGTGGCGCGCGTCAACGTCACCGGGTCTGCGTCCTACGAGACCGGCGGCGAGGACGTCAGCGCGAGCCTGCCCGACTGCACCGTGATCGGCTGCCCCTACGTCCCGACGTGGAACGGCGCCGAGCTGCGGTGGGCTCGCATCGAAGACGACGCGGGCACGGCCCGCCTCGTGTTTTACGACAACGACAACGGCGCACCCGGTACGGAAACGACCGCCACGGACGACGTGAGCGGACACACCGTGCAGTGCGACGTCACGTTCGAGTAGTCGTTTCCGCGGCTGGCCTCCACGCGGCTCGCTTCGCGCGGCGAAGGTGTTTCGATTCATCGGGGGCCGACGCTCTGTCTTGAGAGGAGGTCGCCGTGAGCGACGAGGTCAGGTATGTTAGGTTGAAGCCGGAAGATCACAAGTCCGGCTTCCTCGTTCGAGACTTCACCCAGCGGTTTGAAGGAAGGTTCTACCGCTTTCGCGAAGCGGGCGTCTGGCACAGAGTGCCGAAGGCGCTCGCAGACCAGCTCGCGCGAGCGCGGCAGATCCCACAGCGCCCCAACTCCCCTCCCGTCTTCGACATCTGCACCGAGGCCGAGGCCCGACAACGCGACGCTGCAGCGAAGCGTGAGCGCGAGGCCATGCGTGCCGTCGTCGAGCCGTCCGTCGACACGGCGCGAGAAGTCCCGGTGAGCGGGGCGGGACGAGGCGACCTCTCGCTCGAGGAGGTCACGGCTGGTCGTCGGGCCGCGCTGGAAGAGGCGAGCGCACGGGCTCTCGGCGGCGATGCGTCAGAAGACGACGAGCCCGCCGTCGAGCCCGCCGTCGAGCCCGACGAGAAGCCCAAGCCCAAGTCGAGACGGTCGAAGGGCCGTTCCCGCAAGCGCAAGTCGTGAACGGCGAGCGCGGCGTCTGGGAAACCACCGACATGAGCCTCGCCGCTTGGATGCGTGCGAAGGGCAAGCGGATCATCTCGGCTCAGCGGACCCATGAAAGGCGCAAGGAGTTCCGGTTCGTGTTTCAAGACGATGAGGACGAGTGCGATGGTCTCGCGCTCGACTTCATCAATTCAGACGCCCACGCCTTCGACACGGCGTTGCGCGCACTGAAGAAAATGTGCTTCGGTCCGAACGGAATGCGGGGCGCTGTTTCAAGAGCCGCCCGGTGATACACTCGACCTAAAGCGCCGAGTGGCTGGCATGGTGCTGTGCTCGGCGGGGAGTTGAACCCGTGACCAGTCGCTCGAACCACCCCCCCGCACCACAAGAGACACCAATCCCGACGCGAGACCTCGACGCGCTGACCAGGGCTGTCGGTCGCATCGAAGGCCGCGTGACCTCGATCCAAGAGGAACAGCTCCCGCCCGTCGCTGCCGCTGCGTCAGAAGCCCGCGATGGCGTCCTAAAACTCAACGAGCAGCAGAAGACCAACAAGGCGCGTCTGCGGCGCCTGGAGGACGCGGACGCACCAGACCACATCTGCCAACGCGAGGGCGAGATCACGGCGATGGAGCGCGAGCTGGCGGGGCTGTCGAAGTGGCGGTGGTGGTTGATGGGTCTCGTGGTGACGACGGCCGTCATAGGCGGGAGCTGGGCCGTCGGCAGCGCGCGCGATCTCACGGGGCTACAGACGGACCACGCGTCGACAAAGCGCGACGTAGCGCGCCACGAGAGAGAGATCGATGTCATCGAGAAGGCACAGCACGCGAACCGCGAAGCGATCTTGTCGGAGATCAGAGGCGTACCTGGCAAGGTGAGGCAGGCAATGCCAGAAACGGACATCGAAGACACCCTTGACGACAGATCGTTGACGGCCAGGGAAAGGGCACTCGTCAAAGAGATCCTGAACAGAGCGGAGAGGCGGGAGACCAAGCGAGATAGCGTCACCGTCACCCAATAGGGTACACTCTCAGCAGGCCAGGCCAGTAGAAACCGAACACCCACTGGAGGCTTGACGATGACGCTGCACAGAATCCGACAAGACAAGATCCACACCCTCGGCGCCGGCATCGACGACACGTTGTCGCCTGCGAGCCACGACGCCAGCGCGGTCGATCTTCAGGACACGATCGACTATATGTGCTCGCAGTTCGCCGACATCCTCGGCGAGACGAACTGGCACGACGCACCGGACCTCACGATCGCCGCCATGGCCGCCAAGAAGTGGCTCGACGACGTCAAGGCGTTGCGCCGCATCCAGCACCACAGCGCCGGCGCGTTCGTCGACATCACGGTGCCCGGTGGTCAGAACTACGTGGTGCTGTCCCAGGCGTCCAGCCACACCCCGTCTCGTCCGATCGCCAACGTCGGCACGACCTCGGGCGCGGTCGCCGCCGAACTCGCGGGCGACGTCGGGAGCCACGCGTTGACCGAGATCGCCGGTCAAAACAACCTCAACCCACAGAACCTCTGCACCGTTTGGGACGGCTCGACGGGCGACCCGATCGAGTCCAGCGGTCGCCAGGTGTACGCGCTGCTCCAGTGCGAGGACGGCGCAACAGATGGCGGCGCGTGGGACGACACGAACAACCAGGGGCAGCTGTCCTTCGTGCGCCCGAACTCGACCTACTCCGACCTCGAGGCGTGCCCGATCGCTGACATCGCCGGGAAAACGATCAACTACGCGTATCGCGATCGTGAATCCCTCTCGCTCTGGGACGAGCAGGACTGGCTTCAGGACACCGTCCTGGTCGACGTGGCCGCTGCCGGTGTTTCGGTCACGATGGACACGGCCTACGACGGCGGATCGCAGGTCGCCGTGGATAACACGGACGTCGACTTCCGCCTGACCGACACGAAGCATTTCTACATCTCCGACTCGACGGGCGCCGCGAAGATCCTCGACGTCCACGCCGAGGCCGCAGGCGACGAGCTGGAGATCACCGCACCCGGCGGGATCACGATCAACAGCGGCGACATCGCTGGCGGGACGAACAAGGCGACGTGGAACGGCGTCGAGGTCGGCGGCGCGGCGGGGCAGGTCGCAACGCTGTCGGGTGATCTCGTGCTCGACGGCGCGGACGACATCACGTTCACCACCGTTCGGGAGACGACGCCCCTGCCGCTGGACGACTCGTCGGCCGGCGCGATCAGTGCGTTGACCGGTGGTCCTCATGCTTCGGTGGCCGCTGCCATCGCCTATGCGATGACGGTGGGAGGCGTGGATATCACGGTCGGCTTCGCCGTCCTCGGTTCCAACTACGCGACGGGTGCCAACGTGCCCGGTGGCGCAGGCGGCCTCGACATCTCGTCGCCGCACAGCATCGACTGGAACGGCACTCCCGACACGTTCTTGTTCCTCAACGGCGTCCTGCAACTCGGCGGCACGGACGGCGGCACGACCCACGCCGTTGCCGAGGGCGACACCCCGGCGAGCGGCGACGTCAAGTTCTACTACCCGCGCGGCGTCAAGTCGGGCGACGTGGTCATGGCGATCCAGCTCACGCAGTGATCCTGGGTCTGAAAGGCAAGGCAAGGCACGATGGGACGCAAGCGAAAGAGAGCGAGTGAACTGAACGAGGTCGACGACGCGAACCTGCGAGGGAAGCTCGCTGCCTATGAAACCCTGGTGGGTCGCGTCAACGACCAGCTCCAATCCATACGGGAGCGACGATCGCAGACGAGAGGCGGGCTGAAGGCGTCGAAAGAGATCGGCGCTCTGCTGATCGCCATGATCGTACCGATACGCCAGGCCGTCGAAGCCGAGAAGCTGGAGCCCGATGAGGGCAAGCTCCGACGCGAGGTGATCCAACAGGCGCACGCCGTGGTCGAGAAGTACCGCGCCACGGTCGAGGCTGAGATGGTGCGACTGGAGGGTGAGGGACGCGCTCTCCAGATCCAGCTCGAGACCATCGGGAACCTTGGTCGAGCGGCCGAGGCCGAGTCTGTTCGATTCGCCGCTGCGCAGGACCAACAGGACGAGCTTCGGAAGATGAGAGAGCCGCCCGAGGAGGACACGGCCGGCGATGCCGATTCCGCCTGATAGACAGCCCGGCGCGCGCGAAGAGGAAGAGGTCCTATTTGAAAACCTCGCGGCCGAGCCCACGGAAGAGGGCGCTGCCCGACGCGTCCAAGGCAAGGGGCTGCGTCATTTCGTGGATGGCGTCGCGCGTGCCATCGGTACGGGCAGAACTGAACCCTGGCAGTTCCCCGTCATGGACAAAGATCTCGCCACGCCTCCAGTGTCACCGACCGCAGGCGACCGTTACCTGATCCCCTCAAGCGCAACCGGCGATTGGACCGCTGCTGACGGGCAGATCGCTCAGTGGAACGGCTCATCGTGGGTTTTCTCCGAGCCGTTCCGCGGAATGGTCGTGTACGTCGAAGACGAGTCGGAGCCATACAAACAGACAGCGCAGTCCGCGCCGTGGTCGTGGTCCGCTGTGAACAGCGGCGGGGCCGGGGGTGACGAGAAGGTCAAGGTCAGCTCGAACGACACGACTTCGGGCTACTTGAATGGCAAGCTCGTCGCTGGCCGGTTGATCGCGCTCACTGAGCAGAACGATGGTGGCGACGAAAGCCTGGAGGTGAAGGTCGGTCTCCACGCGACCAACCATGAGGAAGGTGGCGACGATGAGATGGACGTCACCGACCTGTCGGGTAGGCTCGCCGACGCCCAGAACGCTGACGAGCTTCAGGGTCGGGATGTATCCGCCGACGCCCCTACAGCGAGTCAAGTGCTCACATGGCGTGGGTCGGAGTGGGGACCGGAAGACCCTACAGGGAGCGGAGGGTTCGAGGATCTGTATGAGGACGAGGACGCCACGACGAGGAGTACCACGACCACTGGTTTCGACCTCGCGCACAGGATGACAACCGGGGCTCTGAGTGGGGGCCGTTATCGCGTCAGCTTCTATTACACCTGGCGACACTCCGCTGTTTCAAACGACTTCAAGGCGCGCGTGCTCGTTGACGGGACGCAGGTTCACTACCACCAGCAGGAGCCGAAGGATCAGTTCGGCGACCAGTATGCGGTTGCATCGGGGTTTGCCTATGTGACTCTCACCACTGGGGCGAAGAACATCGACCTGGAGTTCGGGTCGAGTGTGTCTTCCCAGACCTCGTACATCTTCGTCTCTCGTCTCGAAATCTGGAAGGTGTCATGATGGCAGACGTCGCCTACCAGTACGACCTCCTCGAAGACTTCACATCTGGTGTCGAGCCCGGTAGGTTGCATTCCGAGGTCGGCGAGAGTGACATCTCCTCTGCCGGGTTCCTCCACGTCAGCACGAAGTGGCTGGGAGACCCCGCCAGGGAGAAGTGTCTGGTGTGGTTCGACGGCACGCTCTCCACTGAGGACCAGTCGACTCTCGACGACATCGTTTCCGCCCATGTGGCTACACCACTGCTGTTCGAGAGGTTCGAGAGCGACGCCGATCAGCAGGAAACGACATCTGCCGATTGGCAGACCAAGATCAATATGCAGACAATCGACCTCCCCATCGGTGACTACATTGTCTACGGGGAGGCGGTGTTCGGTGGCACCGACGCCGATACGGAGTACGAGGGGCGTATTGTGTTCTGCGGGAACGAGGTCGCTCGTGTTCGGCATCTCGCCGACACTGACGGCGCTGCGTCCTCCATCCACGCCGAGCGGAAGATACAGCAGATGGCTGGCGTTCGGACGGTGCAGATCCAGTGGCGACGGGTCAGCGGTTCCGGCTCCGCTATCGTGGAATCTGCCTACGCTTGGGTTAGGGAGCAGTAGATGGCGACCCCTACGAAATACACGTACCAGACCGGCGAGTTCGGGGCTACCGGCGAGTTCGGGGCTGCGTACAACGCCAGCCGGTTTGAGCTGGACATCCGCTCGTCTGCTATCGTCGTTGCCCTCGCCCACATCGACAAGACAGGATCGGCAGTAGACGTCTGGTTCCGAGACGCCCTGTCCCTTGACGACCAGGCAATCTTAGACGGGCTGGTAGCAGATCACTCTGGCACTCCCGTACCGTCTGCCTCGCGTCAGGTGCAGATTTCAGATGACTCCAACAAGGTCATCACCGGGAAATATCGGTTCGACCGGGCTCGTGGTGGCGGCATCTGCCTTCCGACCGTGACGGAGTTTCCAGCCGACCCCTGCGACGAAGAAACGGTGCTCAAGGACGGCGACGATCGCACCCTCTATACCTTCGACGAGGCCGAGGGCAGGTGGCACGCTGTCACGGCCCCGCCAGATCTGCACTCTCTCGGAGGGGCCGCACACTCGGAGGCGACGCTCGCCGAGTTGAACGCCCTGGTGTCCGACGCCGACCTCGACGATGCGTCGGACCCCCGTCCACCAGAAGCCCACGACATCACGTCCCACACGGGTTCGTTGTCGCACTCGGCCACCACGGGCCAGACCGCCGACGATCACCACGCGCAACGACATGCCATCGACGGCGGTGACCACACCGGGCGGCTCGCACATTCGGCGCTAAGTGGTGCCACAGCAACGGACCACCACGACAACGCCAACGATCCTACGGCAGACCAGAAAGCCGCGCTGGACGCATCGGAGAACCCGTCGGGGCAGAATCCGCTGGTGACACAGAGCTCGCTCGAGGCCGCGTCCGAGGGCAAGGTCTGGCTGTACCCCGTCAAGGACAAGGACGAGACAACACCACCCCCGTCGCCCACGGTCGGGGACCGCTATCTTCTGTTCGACACACCCGCAGGGGCTTGGTCCGCGCACCATGGCGAGATCGCCGAGTGGAACGGGACGTCGTGGGAATTCACCGTGCCTGTCGAAGGTTCGGTTTTGACCGTCAACGACGAGGACACCGACTATCGGCAGAACAAGGCCCAGGCGCCGTGGGACTGGGTGCCTGGCGGTGGGCACACGGCGGTTCATGGCAACGAAAAGCACTTCCCGCTCATGGTTCAGACCAGCGCAGTCGTGACGCAGGAACGCGTGATCAAGCTACTCGATGGCAGCGAGCTGGACGATCAGTTCCATAGACATCCATGCTCGTTCCTGTCTGGCGCGGTATTCGTGGACAGCAAGGAGATCCACGAGCGGGACCGTATACGCGGCAACGGCTGGCAGCGCGTTGCGTGCCTTGCGTTCGATGCGAGCGTGTATGACATGGACGGGTTCGATGCCACCTACAACCTGACGTTCCTGGTCGACCTTTACAACAACAACACGATCGAGCTTCGCCTATACAACATGACAGACCGCGAGTGGATCGGTGACGGCGTGGTGTTCAACGGCGACGACGAGGAAGACGATGGTCTGGTTCAACAGACCGTGACCGATCTGCCGTTGTCTGACTTCCCCGGCAAACGGATCGTGGTAGAGATCAAGGCCAGGCGGCTTGATGGTGGCTCGCGTTCAGAGTTCCACGGCGTCAGCATCGAGATTCTCAGGACGAGGGCAGCATGACCGTACACATCACAAAGAAGCTCTGGTGCGAAACCGAGGGCGATTGGGTCAAGTGGATACTCGAGGAGGGTGAACCAGATCCGACGACGTGTCCAAACGATTCCGCGCACTCTGTCAACCTCGACTCCCTAACAACCGTGTCAATCATGGGAGGCGAGCCGACGTTCGACAGTAAGGGCAACACCCATGTGGTCGTGATGCCAGGTGGCGATTCGATGCCGGGAACGATCGTCACGTTGAACCTCGCCGACAAGACGACGTGGCACGCTGGTTCCGAGCGCGTCACCGGGAAGACGCTGATCCGCCTCACCGAGCCCGGCATAGTGCCGGCGCGGTTCTCCTTCGGCATCAAGAATGTCATCGACACCGAGCACGGGAAGCTGTCGCAGGAGTCGGTGTTGCGCGCACAGCATCCCGATGTCGACGGGTATCGTGTTCGAGTCTACGAGGACGGGATCGAGGCAACCATGGATACCCCGTTGTTGCCTGTCGGGTACATGAAGCAGGACCAGGATTTCGCCGTGCGGTACGAGGAGGGCGAAGTCGTCTTCCATCGCGATGTACCGGCAGATGCCGTGATCACGGCCGACTTCAGCAAGGCAACATCGTCGGCGTGGTCTATGTCGCCGGCACCAGGCAAGTCAACGGTGATCCGTCTCATCGAGTTGCAGTTCGGCGTGAACACGATCATGACCGCGCCCGTGCTGTTCGAAATCTTGGTGGGGCAGACGGTCGTCAACCAGATCACATACAACAACCTGATGGACTTCGTGGCTCGCGCGAACGGTGCGCTGCCCGTGATCCAAAAGTGCGGAGGCGACGAGTTCGGTCTGCTCGACGATGTCAACGTGATGCAGTGGGACTACGCCAAGGTGTCCGCGATCACCGAGCTGGTCAGTGCCCTCGGAATGAGCGCGAGGTTGCGGATCGACTACGACGAGCCTATGAAGGGCGACTACGCGATCATCACGTTTTATGTGACCGAGCACACCACGGCTGGTTAGCCGAAATCTCGAACATGCCTCGAACCGTCGAGGATGGACTCGACCTTGTCCGGCGTTGTCAGGTGCGGCACCATTTGCTCGTGACCTGGGAACGCAGACTCGGCGAGGATCATCGTCACCAACTCGGAGCAGAACCACTCGTCCAGGTCGTCCTCTGGAACCCAAAGGACACAACCGCTCCACCGCTGAACGGACAGAATTAGGCCGCGAAGGATGACGCCGTCGAAGTCGTACCGACGACCGACCTCGTCAATCGCTCGCACCAGGCCGGGCTTCAGGTCCCAGCGGACCTCGATGCGCCGATGCTCGGGATATCGCGCGATCACGTCGAGGACGTTTTCAACGCGCACACCTTCGCTGTCCGCATGTATCGCGCGCATGACGCCGAGTTCTGGGTGCGAGTATTCGAGCCAGGTGTGAGACCAGCGCGGCACCTCGATCGATCCTGGCGACTGGGTCACCTGGCGGATAAGGCGACTGGTTAGCTTTTCGTTCGTCCCGAGTCCGATGACGTATACAGAGTTCGACATGGCTCGATGGTAGCACCGGGGATACACTTGCGGCATGGCGAGCGGCGACGAGCAGCGAGAGAGGGCGACGGGGTTCGTCAACGGTGCCAACGTGTCCTTCTCCGTCTCTTCCCCCTATGAACCAGGAACGCTCTGGGTGTCTCCAAACGGCATACTGAACGACGCCGACGCGGACGATGGCTGGGTCGAAACGTCGCCAGCCACAGGCGCGTTCGAAATGAAGGTCGCCCCTCGCCCTGGTGATGTCGTTTTGGTGCGGTACACTGAGGCATGACCGACCCAGTGCAGGCCAAGGCGGGCGGGGACATCGACGGCGTCAACGTCGACTTCACAACGCCGTCAGCCTACATTCCCGGCTCGCTCTGGGCGTACCTCAACGGACAACTGATCGACCGCGACGCTGACGACGGGCCGACAGAAACGGGCGGGAACACGTTCCGGCTCCGCAAGGCTCCGATCGCGGGCGACGTCGTCCACGTTTGGTACTGGACGACACCATCGTCCGCGTCGTCGTACCCCGTCCCACCTCGCGGTCTTTGGGCTCTCGACCTCGTCCCCGAAAACGGCGCCGCACTCGACCTCGTCCCCGATGGTCTCGGCTCGGAGAATCTCAGCGCAGACGGCGAAACACCGATCGGCCATGTCGCCCTCGACCTTGTGCCCAGCGGCGGCGCGGCCCTAGACTTGGTCCCGAGGCCGATCTCGGCAGAGGAGGTCTAGCGTGGCAGCCATCAAGCTCAAGATCGTCGTCGACCACCTCGACAACGTCATGCTCGAGTTCGACCAGATCAAGGTCTACCGCAGCACGACGGGCAAGGAAGGTGTCTACGCCGAAATCACTGTACCCGGTACGCGCGTCGACCTCGTCGCGGGTACGACGCTCTATGAGTACATCGACTCGGCAGGCGACCCTGACTACTGGTACAAGTTCGCGTTCTTCAACTCGTCGACGAGCAACGAGGGCACGGCGTCGGAGCCGTTGCAGGGCACGGGGCGCGTTGGCGTCTACTGCACGATCCAAGACATTCGAGATGAGGGCATCGCCAGCACGGTCTTTTCTGACGCGAGGGTGAACGCGGCGATCGAGGTCGCGTCGAGGTTCATTGAGACCGCGACGGGTCGTTGGTTCGAGGCGCGCAGCAGGACGTTCCGGGTCAAAGCGCGGAACACGCGCGTCTGCTTTCTGAACCACCCGATCATCTCGCTCAGCGAAGTCAACATCGTCACGGGTCGCGGCTCTGCGATGACACGAGACGCCATCGACGTTTCGGACGTGCTCGTGTTCAACCGCCACCTGACCGAGGGACTCACAGACCCCGACGATCGGGACGCACCGCGCATCGAGTTCGAGGGGGTGACGGGCTACGAGTACCCGGGCCGGATCGACGGTGTGTTCCTCGTCGGTTCGCAGACGATCGAGGTCGTCGGTCGATTCGGGTACACCGAACTCGCCGCGGGCGAGACGCCTGGCGAGACGAGCGACGGGTCTCAGGTTCCGACGTCGGAGGGCGTGACGCCGCCGCTCATCGAGCACCTTTGCAAGCTGCTCACGGTGCGCGAGCTGTCGACGCTCGCGAATCCCGACGACCGCGCGTCGTGGCGTGACCTCTGGCGTCTTGAATCGGAGAAGACGGCCGATCAGTCGTACAAGATGACTTCGCTCGATAGGCTCGGGATGCAAGGCTATGTCACGGGCGACCCTGAGATCGATGGCATCATCAACCTCTTCCGAGCGCCCGCGAGTATCGGGGTCGTGTGATGCGCGGTCGGCTCATCCAGAAGTTCAAGGCGGAGATCGTCCGTCTCGATACCACGTCGACACGGTCTGGCAACTACTACGACGACGACTTCCGCGAGGTCGTCATGGTCGACACGGACGGCGACGGCATCGGCGAGCCGCAACGGCAAGAGCACGCGGCTGTCATTGTCCCCTGCCAGATCGGGAGCCGAACTTGGGAGGCGCTGCGAGGTCACGACCTCGGCAACAACCCACAGACAAGCCTCGTGATGTACTTCCACTTTCGCGACCTCGAGCTGCTCTCGCTCGTCGACGACACGACCGGCGATGCGTTGATCCATGTCGGCGATCGCCTCGTGTCGATTCGCGACTACATGACCGAGGGCGTGGTGCAGACGATTCGCACGCCGCCCGGTCTGTATGTCACCAGGGCCGACCCTTCGGGCTGGGGCATTTCGATGGCGCGGCCGAAGCGGAACATTCTGCGCGTGACCTGTGAGGAACGGAGCGCGGTCACCTGATGGCGTCTGGGATGACAGGCGATTGGCGCGGGGTCGGTCGGATGCTTTCCCGTCTCGGCACGGTGCAGCGGTGGCACGCGGCGAAGAAACGCGCCGCGTTGAAAGAGGCACACCGGCTCCGCGGCATCATGGTGCGTTCGTTCAACGCAGGCGGCCCCCCAGGCAAGAAGTGGAAGGCGTTGTCGACGTTCACCCAGATCCTCTCGCGAGCGCAGGGCAAGGGCGACCGCCGACCCCTCATGGACTCGGGCGATCTTCGCAACTCACACTCGGTCGTTGAAGAGGACGAGGACACGGTCTTCGTCGGCATCCATCGCACGGCGACGCGGAGGCGCAAGGACGGCAAGCTGACGATGGCGAACATCGGCGCCATCCACGAGTTCGGCGCGGGGCCGATTTATATCCCGGTAACTCCGGTCATGAGGTGGTGGTGGAACCACATCATGGTCGGGCATGTGAGGGCGCAGGGCGGCAGGATGCGTCCGTTGCGGGAGAACACGATCGCATTCGTAACGCGCATTCCTGCGCGACCGTGGATCGTCCCGATCTGGGACCAGGAGAAGGACAACGTGGCGTCGAATGTCATGAGCGACACGTTGCGCAACATCGGCTTCCCCGGCGTCTGAAAACTGACTCGTCAGCCTCGGCGTGGTACGCTACCGGCGAACCGATGGCGACACCAACCTTGACGAGCATCACCCCGTCCTCCGGACACCCCGGTGGCAGGTTCCTCGTGAGAATCGAGGGATCCGGGTTCGAGCTCCCGCCGCCGCCACTGGCAACAGGTTACGTCGGCGGCTCTGCACCGGAAACCGTCGAGGTCGAGATTGACGGTCGGCTCGCTGACGAGGTCAAGGTCTGGAACGATTCGTTGATCACCTGTCTTGTGCCGGCCTATCGCGGCGAGCCGTCGTTGTTGTCCGCGTCTCCCGGCCTGTCGGTCGACGTCACGATCCGCAACCTGACCGGACCCGAGGAGGACACGTTCGTCGACGCGTTCACCTATGCACGACCGAACCTGGCCCGTGCTGACGATGGCCCACTGCGCCACGTCCTTCGCACGCTCGATCGCGAGATGCGGCGACAGGTGTTGGACAACATTGCTTACGCGACCCAGATCGACTTTGACGGCGACACGTCGGACGTGCTCGACATCGTGGAGATCGCGAAGATCCCCGGCATCGCGCTGTTCGGTCCCGACATTACCGAAGACAAGTACTACCGCACGAGCGAGCGCGAAGAGACGCGGGACCTCGTCGGGTTCGAGTACGAGAAGAAACGCGTGCCGCGCGTCAACATTCTCTCGTTCCAGGCGACGTTGTTTGCTCGCGGCATCGGCGAGTCGTCCCACCTGATCCAGGAGTTTCTGACCTTCTTTCGCCGCAACCCGCGGCTCGAGGTCGACAGGGACACGACAGACCCAACGGCGGGCATGGTCGAGTACGAGATGTTCTTGACGAACGGCCCGGCGAGGTCTGGCGGCGCGAATAACGACGACGTGTACTCGTTCACGGCGACGTTCCTGATCCGTGGCGTGCCGATTGACGCTGACGAGGGCACGCAGGTAGAGTGGGGCAGGGTGCTCGACGATCCAGCCGATGTCGACATCACCCATGAGGAGGTCTGAAAAATGGCGAGGAAGAAGTCGAGCGCGAAGCGTGAGCGCGTGGCGCCTGCCGTCGAGGTGCCCGCAGACCAGCACCGCGTCATCGTCGAAGGCCGCGAGCCTCGAATGCAGACCTTCAATCTGCCTCACGAGATCTACTGTGCCAAGATGGGTTCGTGCTCGTGTACCGAGCAGGAGATCGCGTTCTCTGTCTACAGCCAGATCGAAGGCGGGAAGACACGAAGAATCCAGCGCAGGATGAAGCGCATGAACCCCACCCTTACCGTCCGTTACCGCAAGCGAACGGCCATCCCGAAGGCGGCGCTCGCCTGTCCCGAGGTGAAGGCGGCGCTCGACGCGGGTTGGATCAGGGTGAGGAGCTAGGCCAGGTCGGTTCGGAAGACGAGACCAAGGGCGCGCGGCGCCGCAGCATCGGAGGAACAACATGGCAGAGCTTCTCGCATCGAAGACGGCCATCATCGAGGAGGAGCCCCAGCTCCGATCGATCCCAGCCGTCTCCACGGCGGTGATCGCGGTCGTCGGCGTCGCAGAGCGCGGACCGGTCGGCGTCGCAACGCTGATCACGTCCTGGGATGAGTACGTTCGAATCTTCGGCGGGTTCACGACGGACGGCGAGCTACCGATGGCGGTTCGCGGCATCTACCGTCAGGACCCCGGCGCTTACGTGTATGTCGTTCGCACCGTTCACTACACCGACATCACCGATGCCGCGACGAAGACGAGCGACGCGGCTGAAGTCATGTTGCAGGGGACGGACGCGACCGCCGCTGCGGGCTCGGTGACGAGCGCGCAGCAGGAGACGTTCAACCTCGACTCGGGTCAGACGCTCGACGTCCACGTGGACGAAGATCTCGGCGGGCCGGAAACGGCGACGTTCACGGGGAACGCGGCATCGGTCACGGGCGGCGCGGTCAGCCTGCCCGTCACGAGCGGCCACGGGTTCGACGTCGTCACCGACACCGACCCCGACACCCAGACCGTGAGCTACGGCGCAGCGCACGCGACCGTCGAAGCCGTCGCGAACGACATCAATAGCCAGGTCCACGGCGTCAAGGCGATCGTCGTCGGCGGGGCGACGATCGACCTCGTCTCCTACACCGAGGGGTCGGATGCTTC